TACCTCACCTCATAAACAACCTTCACAAAAACGCCTCTTTTGTTACATCTATATGTAAAGAACTATCTGCTTTTTTACATTTAAAACACGCTATACCAAATTGTAAAGATTTTACTTTCAAATTTATTTATAAAAAAAGCTGTAAGATTCCACTATTAGAATTCTTACAGCTTTCATTCTCATCATGTCACATCCCTAAATTATAATTATTTATCTTGTAACACTCACACAAAAATCTATGGGTTATTTTCGGGTTATTTCTTCCACACAAATACCTTCCAAGTATTGATTTTACTGACTTTTTAAGGAGTTCTTCAAAGAGTGCCGTGGCATATAAAGAGAACAGCAATCTTATTTTCAACCGCTCCAAATCTAGGTTTTATAGGGGTTTGTGATATGTTTTGTGTCATTTTTTCTCCTTTCGAGACTTTTCCCAGAGCTGGTCTGGGTATACTTTTGATACGCAGATGTGATACAAAATGTGATACGGAGCACTGCTGTATCACATCGTATTTTTTAAGCAATATCAGGCTCTTCTTCATATTCATCATCATACATATCAGGTATGTAAGTCTCTTGCTCTTTATCGTGTTCATACATCGTGTATTGTTTCGTGTTCAAACTTTCCGTGATTCTTCTGTACTCATCCGTCACGTTGTTAGACTCGACATGAGTATAAACATTAAGTGTTACAGAGATATCTGAGTGACCCATAATGTACTGTAAAACTTTCGGTGTCATTCCCGCGCTTGCCATGTTCGAACAAAATGTATGCCTCGCCACGTGAGGTGTAACATCTTCTAACTCATCTTTGTAAATTCGATTAAATTTCTGCAACGCCCATCTGAAATGATTTTCCCAGTGCTGTGCGACCTCGAGATTTCTGTTCTTATCAAAGAAAAGAAATCCTGATACCGACATTTTCTTATCCAATGATTTTACGACAATTTCTTTATCAAAATGAGGTCTCTTTTTTATGATATTTCGAAAAGCTTGTTCAACGTCGTTGCTCATCGGTACATATCTTTCACCCGCTGTGGTTTTCGTCGTATCTTCTACATAGTAAGTATTTTTACCATTCACCATACCTCGTAACAGTTGTTTGTGTACATGAATTGTATGATTTTTAAAATCCAAATCTCCAAGCGTCAGTCCACAAAATTCACTGATTCGCAAACCTGTATTGAATAGAATGTATGTACCATCATAGTATTTTCGAAATTTCCTATCATACTGTACAAATCCAAGAAACCTTCGCATATCTGCTCTAGTCAATGCTTCTCTCGTCCTACTTCCACCGTATCGCTTTTTTAACATGGTGAAATCAAAAGCGTTGTCGCGCACCCACCTGTTTTTCTTCGCCATCGTGTACGCAGGTCTTAATATCCCTCTGAGAGTCTGCAAGGTGCTGTAGTTCTTGCCTCGTTTTTCATGCAATTCATCGAACCAGAGCAAAGCTTCACTCTCTGTAATATCCTTGATTTTCTTCTTTCCGAAAGCTTCAGTCTTCATGAAATTCAGTTGTGTCCGATACCCAGATTGTGTTGTCGCTTTTACATCTTTCCAGCGAGTCTGTATGTATAGTTCCATCAATTCATACAAACTCATGTTTCCACCACTAGAGTTAAGTCCCTCTATTAAGTCTTTCTGTACCTGAGCTTCTTTTTCTCGTAAAGATTCTCCGCTCCTTTGATTTTTTCCGACTGGAATTTTGTCGTTAGCCGTTAGTGTCCAAGAATATATCGTACACCATTTGTCGTCATTATCCTTGTATCTGTATTTATAACGACCTTTCTTTTCATCCCAGTATTCTCCTGTTTTCAGTTTCCTTCCTTTTGAATCGTATCGTTCTGCCATTGTGAATTCTCCTTTTCGATATCTTATTTGAATAGTGATTCCCAAGTTTCTTTCACAAATGACGTGTATCATGAATCAATCATAACATTTTCTAACACAAAGTGTCAACATATCACGCCACACTACAACATATTACAGCAAGCCACCTCATATAAAAAATTCCTACGGAATCGGGTGTTTATCTACCTTACTGGTCTATATATCACGAAAAATCAAGTACAAAAGGAGAATGAATCATGGAAAATAATAATGTAAAATTTACGAAAATGAGATACGCCTTTACGACAATGGAGCCTACTCCATCAAACATCATGACAGACTATGAGACAACACGTGACGATATATTACAACATATTTATCCTGTACTGGTACATCAAAGTCGTGTTCCGAATGATGTAGTGGCACTACGCATCGAAGGTCTTGTCGGATTAAGAGTGATGTTTTTGTTAAGACAGACAAAACAGTTATTAAGTAAAACAACTCAACTCAAGTACAGAATTAAACCAGCAGACCTTGTGGAATCACTGAATAGAAATCCTTACAAATTCAAGTTCGCGAAACTGTCCGAGTTGTTAGGTCTCGACCATCAGGACGACATGAAAATGTATGTGTTGACGAACACTGAACAAACATACGGTTCAGGTCTTATCGTACATGATAAGGTTTTGAGACACATCCTCGACACAGTCGGAGAAGACATCTATATTCTCCCATCTTCTGTTCACGAACTGATTGTGATTCCTTCATCTGTAGTAGATGATGAAAGTTGTTTACCCCATATGGTACATGAAATAAATCAAACAACAGTTGAATCAAAAGACAGACTATCAGATGACGTATATCATGTCAATTACACGACAATGAAATTCCGTACAATCGTATATCAAGAATAGAAAGGAAGTGCAACAATGAATAAATTTATGCAGAAGTTATCAGATATGTTGGAGCAAGGTCTTGAAACATACGCTACATCTGAAAAATATACAGAATTACTGCGTACAATGAGTAAATTTCACTCGTATAGTGCTCAAAACTGCTTGTTGATTCTTGAACAGAATCCGCAAGCCAGCTTCGTTGCTGGTTTCGATAGCTGGAAGCGCAATTTTCACAGATATGTCAAGAAAGACTCTCACGCAATCATGATAAAATCACCGTGTCGATATAAAGTAAAAGACGAAGCTACAGGTGAGGAGCAGGAAAGGCTAGGATTCAAAGCGTCCTATGTTTTCGACATATCCTGTACGGCACAGATACAGGGCAAGCCTCCTGTCCAGATAGGAGTGGAAAATTTACAAGGTTCTGTCCAAAATTTTTCGGATTTGCTACTCTGCCTGACATCCTGTGCGGATATTCCGATACACTATGAAAAGATTAAAGGAAAAGCGAATGGATGCTACACAGAAAAAGATGATTCACCTTGTATTATCATATCCGACTCTCTCTCCGAAATCCAAACCATCAAGACGCTCATCCACGAAATCGTGCATAGCCGTCTTCATTCTTCAAAACATACAGAAAAATCTGAAAAGAAAAAGACTCGTGACCAGCGAGAACTTGAAGCAGAATCTGTAGCGTATATCGTGTGTTCTCATTTCGGTATTGACACATCCGACTATAGCTTTCCTTATATTCTTTCATGGTCAGCAGAAAGATTTCGAGAAATCCTAAAAGACTCTATGACAGACATTCAGAAAGTTTCTTCTTATATTATAGAAAAGACGAACGAAGCTATGACTCTTCAATTTCCTGTATAACGTAAAATAGGAGGTAGTCAAAATTGACTACCTCCTACAATTTTATATTCGTTACAAAATTTGATTCACTCGTCGCTGCACCGCATCAGCGACACTTGCGCCAAATTTTCTTACAAGTGCATTTCTTCGTGCACTTCCGTTTCCGTATGCGCCTCGGATAACGTCGTGCGCGATTTTGTCGATGTCGACGGATTGTGCGCCTGCAAGTCTGTTTACTTCTGCTTGTACTGTGTTGTAGTTGTAACCTGCCGATTCCAAGCGGGATTTTCTGTCGGAACCGTTTCCCCATTTTCCCTGCAAAACCTCACGCGCAATTTCGTTAACAGGTTTAAGCTGGGGCTTCGCTGGTGCGCCTGAAAGCAGTCTGTTCACCTCATTTTGTACGGCGTCGAAATCATAACCTGCGCTTTGCAGTCTGTTTTTACGGTCTTCGCCATTGCCCCAAGCACCCGAAATTACTTCTTTTGCGATTGTTGTAATATCTTTTTTGTTTGGTTTCTGTGGCGGTACAGGTGTATTTCCAGAAGCCTGTGCGTAGCGAGGTCTTGCGAAGCCTCTGATGTTGCCGTGTCCAATGCGGATATTTCTACGTCCTACACGTTCGTTCATATTTCCTTCGATTACTGTGATAGTGTATCCCGATACAGATTCTACGATGCCGATGTGGTCACTGTAACCGTTGTTTGGTTGTACACTTGTATCCCAGTTATACAAGATAATGTCTCCTGCTTTTGGTGTAATCGTTCCGTCCTCAATCCAAATTCCCATCTGCTTAAAGATATTTACGTGCTGTTCACATCCGCACTCACGCCCGATAAGGTCTGAGCATCCTGCTTTGATTCCACAGGCAGAAACGAAAGTGTCGCACCACTCATCCGAGTATCTGACCGCATATCCGCGAGGAAGTGGCTTCGTGCTGTTGTACAGGTCAATAATTTTCTTGAAACTTCCGTCGCGCTCATTGCATCCTAACCATCCCCGAGCTACATTAAGTAAATCTTGCGCTGTTCTTCCCATAGTTGTTTCCTCCTTGTTATCTGTGGTGTCCATTTTCCAGTTCATATCGACTTTGCCTTGAATGCCAGCAACTTGTCCATCAGATGTGTACTGATGATATAAACAAGGCAAATCTGCGCTTCCGCTATAATCAGCCAGCCATAAATCGTAGTTCTTCAAGAAATCCAAGCCATACTGATGCTTCGCGTAGTCGAGATTCGTGTACAGTCCGACACGATAGCCTGCTTTGGTTACCGCATTACAAAAAGCTACAGTAATCTCTTTAATATCTTGAGATGTAAGCGTGATTCCGTGCGTCCTTTTCGCATGAGTCACTGTGTCGTACTCTAAATCGCACCACACCGTGATTTCATCCTTCCGTAATTGCGCGCTCTGGATATTTCGTAAACAGCTTTCTGCGTTCAAGCGTCCTGTCTCCGCGTTGCTTGTAATTCTGTCATTCATCATGTAGATAAAGTGATATACACCCGAAATCGGAATTCCCCACGTTCTACATCCAAAGACGTAGTCCATGAATTTCTTGTCCATTGTTTGTCTGTATCCCTCTCGAAGAATCACGAATTTAACATCGTCCGACATCTTCACTTTCTTAAAGTCAATGTCGCCCTGCCAATAGCTGATATCGATTCCTTTTTGCTTCGACATATATAAAACCTCCTTTTTTACACAAAAATTCAATATAAAAAGTGCTGGACGGGTATAGACAGGTTATGAACCCGTCGACAGTAAGCCCGCGCCAGCACTGCGTTTTCTAAAATTTACAAAAGTAATAGATTTATACCCTTTTTAAATCCTGATACACACTAGGTTTAAACGTGACAGGTTGGACGGGTAATCATACAGAAAAAGTCTTTACTATGTATATATACATCAATATACATAAGGATATATTGATTTAAAAATTACTTTCTTATACTCTTTTATAAAATATACCCGTCCAACCTGTCCAACGTATAGAAAATCCTGATGTACACTAGGAAAAGTCTTGACGGGTAACTGGACGGGTTACAAATATTACCAGTCCAAATTGATGGTGTATAGCTGAAATCCCTGATGGGTACTGGGTTTTCGCATTTTTCACAACCCGTCCAAGAGAAATACTCTTACTGATTTTTTCTGTATTTCATTGTGGAAACACCAAGCAGTGTTCCTAAGAAAGTCGACAGAGCAGTAATCGTTCCGACAATTGCCGTTGTCGTTCCTTCGTCAACGATATTCCACAAAGGCAAAATAACTGAAACGAGAGTTGCTAAGGCTGGAAGCGCAATGAGCGCAAGCCATTTGAGAATTTCGTATACTTTGTTATCTAACATAGTGTTATACCTCCTGTTATGTAATATATTTTTTTGTATTTATATTGTTACATCTAACAATCTTCTGAGCTTCCACCTGTCCTGACGGACAGGTCGGTCACTCTACGAGACAAGCAGTCAACTCTCCCTTCGAGCTTGTAAGTCCTTTCAATGACACGATTATGAGCATCTACCCTATCAGATAAAGTCCTGATTCTTTCGTCCTGTACAGCATTATGCTGTTCGAGTTGCGACATAATGTCGCGTTGCTGTTGCTCGAGCTGAGAAGAGATTGTTAAGTTTTGTTGTGTAAGTTGTGACGATGTGTCGTCCCGTGATTTTTTCTGTCCGAAAATCACCGTACAGATTGTTCCCACCAAACCAAGAGACGATGTAATAATCGCCACTAAAACCGATGAGTCCATCGGTATCACCTTCTTTCTTCTAGTTAGTTTGTACGCCGTACCTGTCGACAAGTTCCTTAATTTCCTGATGTTTGAGCAATTTTTGCGTCTGCCCGTGATTCAAGTTTTCGAAAATCAAATCCAGCGCAGTTTTCGTTTCTTGTTTGCATTTCTCCACAGCGAGAGACAATTCCATGATTGTTAAAACAGTGTTCTTTTCTAACATTAGATTTCTACCCCCAGTTCCCTTAATTTGTTCTGATAATCCTCGATGGTCGCTTCTGGTTGAGGAATTTTCCTATCAGTTTCTGTGTATTTCCGATTTGCGCTTTTCGGGTCGATTGCTTCTGTATAGTCGCTCTCAGGTGAACCGCCGTGGATATAAAATCCTGAATCGCTATGCGATTTTACAAGTCCATTCTGTAAATCTTCATAAATAATCATATCCTACACCTCCACATATTCTGATAAAGGTTTAATTTTATCAGCTTTGCTACTCCAGTTCGTAGCGGTTTTATACTGTTCCACCAGCTCATCCGCAACATAAATCGATGTCAAACTGCCTCCCCAGTCCGAAAGTCCTGAAACAGGGGTTACCTTCTCAGCACTTCGAATAACGATGATTTTCGGAAGTCCGCCAGAACGTGATAAAGATTCGATTGTGCCACCGCCAGCAATGTCAATCGTTTCTAACGCTCGACATTGCTGAAATGCGTTAAGACCAATAGAAGTTGCGCTAACACATTTTACCTTTTTCAAACTTCGTGCCATATAGAATGTATATGCCTCAATTTTTTTGAGGTTTGGTAAAATGACATTTAAGATTTGATAATCTTCATAGAAAGCATTCGTTTTGAGCGAAACGACATCTTCATTTTCGAACGTATAAGGTTCACTGTGAACAGCAAGCACATCGAGCAAACTGTTGTATTTTTCCTGTGGAACTCCTGCACCTGCGCTTGTCACATTTACATTGACAGATGCAAAAGATTTTACATCGTGTGTTCCATTTTGTGTGATTTCTTTTGTTCCAGAAGGTTCTGGAACCGCAGTTACGATATGAACATTTTTAAAAGATGTTACATCCTCTGTGACCTCTCCGTTTTGCGAAATCGAAATTTCTTTCGTTCCGACAGGTGTAATCCCAACAGGCACCTCAACCTTCGCCTGCGCGAATTGCGCCACATCGTGTGTGCCATTTTCGGTGATTGTCTTTGTACCCTGCGGGGTGATACCTGTTGATGGGACATTGACGTTGATTTGCGCTGTTGCGAAAGCTTTTACATCTTCTGTAGTCGTGCCGTTGCTTGTGATAGTCACCACTTTTTCGCCTGCTGGCTCTGCTGGAATCGGAACAGCTACATTCACTTCTGCTTGCGCGAAAGACGCCACATCGTGCGTTGTTACGCCATTTTCGGTGATGGAGATTTGCGTTTTCCCTGTCGGTGCCTCGGGAATCGGCACCTGAACATCTGCTTCTGCGAAAGATGTTACATCGTGTTTCCCGTTGCTCTTGATGATTTTCGTGCCTACGGGAGTGATTCCACCCCCGCCTGTGTCAGATGCAGTTTTCTTTTGGATAATGTCTAAGTAATAGTCTAAATGCTTCATGAAAATTACCTCCCTTTTACGCAGTCCACTCAATCCATTCGTTTTCAGAATTCATGATATAAGTTTTACTGTCTTCGAGACAGGTCATAATCGAACCAGCGTAGAATTCGACACCGTCGGCGATGTCTTCGACCGTCTTTCCGTTTTTCGGTTTCGTATTCGCTTCGACAGTTGTGTCACATTGAAGCACTACTCTCATACGGTTTGCTTCATGCTCATCGATTCTCTCTTTGTTGATACAGATAATCATAGTTTGTTACCTCCTATATATAAAAAATTTTATTGTAAAATTATACAAGTTGCGTTTCTAATAACTCGCACTCTATCTTCCGACAGATTCTTGCTGACAAATCCAGTTGTACAAACATATGATGCGTTACTATTTGTGCCAGAGCACTGTAGTATCATCATTTCCATAGATACCACATCTCCCACGATTTTCTTTACATCACATCTCATCTGGAAAGTACAAGCAAGACTGATATGCTCGTGTATCTCATCATTGATTACAATCTCGCCTTGCATTGATACGATAAATCTGCTTCCTACTTTCAAAGCATTGACTGGAAAAGTACCAGAGTACAAAAGGAGCTTGAGAGGCTGTTGCTTCGCATATCGAAACGGTGCAGTTGATGATGTGATGTTGTATGGAATAGTCCATTGCAAATCATCAGCATACTTATCGTGTGTGGCAATATATTGCTCGAAAAACAGAATCGGAATCTTTGTTCCACCACCACTCTCCTGCTGTTTATACACGAAGACTGGATGCCTGTTGATGGTTGCAATCTCTTCCATCTCTTTTCCTTGGTCATCTACGATTGTTCCGTTTGGTTTCCAGTTTTCGGGATGTGCTGGGTCGTAACCTGTCGGATAATTCTTTTGCTTCACGACAGTCTTTTGTGAGAGGTCGTCTGTACGAGTAAGTGAGCGATTTACATTATCGATGAAAATTGAATTTTTGCGCTCGAGAAGCTCGGGAAAAGTTGGCTTCGGATTTCCAACAACAAGGCGCACGATTCTTTCTCGGAGAGAATCATATTCAATCTCCGTCACTTTCAGTTTTTTCTGGATGTGTAAATCCACATCCTCGATAGTCACAAGGTCGCACAACTCGATGCAGTCTAAAAAGTCTGTTTTCACCTGTGGCACATCAATAGAATAAGAACAATAGCTGTTCAAGTTATTTCGCTCATGGTCTCTCATGTATCTCTGCGCTTCTGAAATCATCTCGGATTTCGTTGGCGATTGTTCGAAAACCGTTGATAAATCAAGCTTGACGATACGATGATAATCATATTTTTTATCACTGTATACGATTCCATCGGACGATTCGTCATAGTCTCTAAGACTTTTTTCCATCTGTCCACCAGTAACAGGATTTCTCCCGCGCCACACTGGACAAACGGCTGTGACGCTCTGCCTATCTTCTTCAAGAAAAGTCATGCGCTGGACATTCGAACCTGTCCTCAGTTTTACGCCAGCGTCTGTTCCGCGCTGTTTCAAGAAAGACGCATTGAACATATCAAACAGGAAATCGCCACAGTCTCCATATCCAGCGACTACATATTTTCCATCATCTGAAAGCGTCATCTTACGAGATAAAATCCCGTTCTGTCCTTCGAAAAAATCGAATAGATTATCACCTACATTACAGTCTGGTGAATAAAGAACAATGTTATTATCGTTCAGATATTTTTTTACATCACTTTCTGTAACATCTGACATGAAGTGAAAGTCATCGATTCCAATGATGTTTCCGCGCATATTCGTTTCGATACTTTCGAAAGTTGTTTTTGGGTCAACCAAAAATAATGTGGTTCTGTTGAAAACCGCATATTTCAGTCTTCGAGATACGTGCTCTGCTGTTACATGCATCATATTTCCTGTACATTCCACTTCTACAATGTCGAAAGGCTGACATTTATTTTTGTACGGAATTTTACAAAAAATGATGTTACCCATCTTGAGATGTTCAGATAACTTTCCTTGTATTGGATACTCTAAAACCACTTGATATGTAGAATTTCTCTTTTCCGTCACTCTACAAGAAATGGCATCAGAAAGTCTTCCGATACCATTTCTTGTAAAAAATTTTTCATTTTTGTCGTATAAAATTGGAATCATTTTATAACATTCCTCCTTTATTACAAATCAAACCAACGGGGTTGGATTCTTACTGTACATCCGCTTGCGCCGACTAAATTTGTGCCTTTATGCAATGTAATCTGTTCAAGTGTCGCAGATACAAATTTATTCGCTAAGACATTCGCTGTCTCTGATTCCGTCCAACAATTCATCGTCTCACAATCGAACAAGATTTTTCCGCTTGCTCCTGCTGTTACCGTAATCGTCTTGTCATTGATAGTCACCGTTCCAGTTCCCGAAATCTCGATTAAAGGGTAGCATTCATGTCGTGTAGGATTTTCGATTGTTCCACTACTCATCCATACAAGTCCACTTTTTCTGTATCGCTGTGGTTTCGCATCGAAAACGACATCGAATTCCCCGACGCGGTGAATCACTTTCACCTGTGGTTCCAACGCACCTGCAATACGCGCCATGTATTTGTGATTCGGATGGTATGTATCCTCAAGCCAGTAATATCTATCTGAATGCGCCATCAGAAAATCTCTGAAATCGTCGAAATCTGTTTTAAAAGTATGTGCCAGCCAAGCATTATACACGATGCGCCGATTCATGAAACATTTGTTATCTGAAATCAAGTCGCCGTTCCTGTGAGGGATGTGGAAAGTTTCCACATCTCGCTCAGACGAGTTGTACACCTGATAACCAGAGATTCCGACACCGAAATGTTGTGTAGATTGTCCATCTAAAGTAAATTTTCCTTTTGTCATATATCGTGTACTCCTTTCCTATGATAATGATTTTCTAATCCAGTTTGTCACTTCACTCCACCAACCATTTTGTTGTTGGTTCACGGTTAAGTTCATGTTTGTTACAGAAGGATATTTACTTCTGTCGGTGTCGCTCGGGTTATAATCCCATTTCGACACCTGCTTATTTGACGACTTGATTTCTTGTGGATTCAGTACAGAATTCATACCATTTTCAATCCCGTTTGCAATCGATTTTCCGATTTGCTCACCTGCATCTTCTGCTTGCGACTGCATATCCTCGCTTTTGATTCGTTCCAGTGATTTCGAAATTGCACTATCAACAGCACTTGTCAAATGCTCTCCTGTCATACCGCTCGCCATGAGAATTTCGTCATTCAACATCGCTAACTTAAATGCTTCACCAGAATTGCTTACAATAGAAACCATACTGTCCATTCCTGATTGAAGTGATGTTTCCGTACTCGCTGTAACATCTGCGAAACCGCTCATTGCTGTCTCGAAATTTTGGAATGATGAAAGAAGTGTATCCACTTCACCGTTTCCATTTTCCATTGCTGTCCAAAGTTCTGCCAGAACTCCTGCACCAGCCATACCCTGCTGGAGCATAGTGTTGACCATCGTACGGAAGGATTCGTCTGTCTTGTACCTTTCAGACTCTACAAGATTTTTCGCATTATCGCTGTACGCTGTGTATTCCTCTGACTTTTCCATCAGTGAAGCAGACAGCTCTTCAAGCGAACGTTGTGCTTCCGTCTTTGTCGCATCGAAGATTCCTGCAATACCCGACATACTCTCCTCAGTCGCAGTTTTCAGTGTTGCCATTTGGCTGGCGTACTGCTCCGTCTCAGTGTTGAGGTCTGTGAATTTCGAAATGTCGTCTTTTGCTTCACTCGTTTTCAAGTCTACATTCTGAACGAAATTGTCGAGATATTCCGCAGAATCGATGCCAGAAAGCATGATTGAATTCGCAATCTGCCTGAAAGCCTCGTCGTTCTGATATCGTGCCGATTCCAATACAGCGTTGACATTTTCGTTCCACAGTTTGTATGCATCAGCATTTGAAATCAAGCCATTCGACATTGTTGTCCATGTGGTCTCATCATCTTTTTGTCTCTCTTGGAAGAGTGATGATACAGAATTGATTGAGTTGCTCACTTCATCTCGGTATGCTTGCCATGCTCCCATACTATCTGTAAGAGAGATTACTTCTTGTCCAAGTCCGCTCATTACAGTGTCATAGCTGTTCTGCCATACAACTACAGTTGTATCGAAAAGATTCCGAAGTGCTTCCTCTTCTTCTGTAAAAGAGTTACGGAAACTTTCGATATCTCCGTCGAAACTTTTCAGCTTGACACCCAAATCCACATATTTCTGAGCGTATGCGTCAACCTCTGCTCCTGCACCAGTCCAAGATTCAGCAGACTTTTTCGTTGCTGTTGCATTTGTATCCATCTGTACAGAAGATTCTTGAATTGCTTTTTCGAGTGCTTTCACTCTTTCTTCTGATGCAATATAAGAGTCGTTCAGCTCGTGTTGCTTGTCGTTCAGCTCGTCATACTCTTCCTTTAATCTATAGAAGAGTTCCGTGTCGACAAGTCCGTCAACAGGATTCAGGTTGAGCCAAGCTTTTTTGAAAGGGTTCATTTTCTGAAATTCCTCAAGCGAGCCGATTCCCGCTTTTGCAAGCTCTTTTTCCATCTGTTTCTTGAGCTCACCCATACGGGATTTTGATACTTCGAAGTCAATCTCCGCTTCAACTTGGTCTTTCTTTAAAGAAAGTAAAATTTCTTTCCGAGCTGTGTCCTCGATTTTCTTCATGTATGTATCCATATAAGAAGAAAGGTCTTTAATTTCTTGACCTTTTACATGAAATTTCTTCGTTGATTTATCAATAGACAAATCCAAGTCTGGATACACATCATTCAGTTTTCGCACTTGGTCTTCCATAAGCCCAAGTTCACCAATCGTGAAATAACTTTGTTTTCCAAGTTTCGATAAGGAATCTACAAGTGGTTGAGCCACCTGCGCTTTTCCAAGCACTTCCAAATTATTTGATTTATCTACAGTCTCAGCTAATCGGTTCTTAATATCGTCAAGCTGTTGGGTATATGTGTCAGAAGTATCAAGCAAGTTCGCAAGTGAAGCATCCGCACTTTTCATGTCTTCGACATACTTATCACTTGCCATTTGCAAGCCTTTCAGCACTGCTAAAGAACCTGCTACAAGTGCCACATAAGGTCCCGCACTCTTCGCCATGCTTGCAAAAGATTTTCCTGTAGCACCTACACTAGAAGCTGTGACGCTCGCTACATCCGCTACATCATCAGTCGCATCTGCTACAGTGTGAAGCGTTTGAGCAATGTCTTTTGCCGTTTTCAGTCCGTCCAAAGCTGTTTTTACAGCAAAAATTTTCGGAGCTAAGATGCCACAGCCTGTCGCAAGCAGACCAACCACACCGACAGTCTTTTTAACCACATCTGGTGTATCTTCTAAAGTTTCGTTCACACCTGATACAATATCTGCGAAATCTTCAACTAAAGGTGCTACAGCTCGGAAACCGTCTTTTGTAAGTTTTCCTAAAGCTGATTTCAGGTTCGATACAGCTACCGTGATATCGTCTGTACTGTCGACAGTCTCGTCAAATGTCTTATCTACACGTCCAGAGATTCCTGATAAGTCGTTCATGTTTTCGATAAGATATCTGAAATCGATATTACCAGAAGCAATTGCGTCTGCAATTTTCGCAAAAGCATCACCAAAAAGTTCCTGTGCTGATGCCATATCTTCTGTAGTCACAGTTCCATCTTTCAAAGCATCGTTCACTCTAAGAAGTTCAGATTTGAAATCTTTTCCGTTTTCCATACAGTTATCGTATGCAGTTTCAAGTGATGAAACAGCACCTTCCGCTTCGATACCAGCTTCCATTAAAGAGCCCATGAAGCGAACGGCACCAGAAGAAGATAAATCCAGCTTCTTAAAAGCATTTGCATTGGTCAAAGTGTTTTCAAGCACTTCGTCAATCTGTACACCTTTGTCTTGAGCAGAAGCAAGCAGTGTATCAAGAAGAGTGTCCGCACCTTCCATTCCGTCTCCAAAAGCAGTAAGCACTCTACCTGCTCCACGCAAAGTTTCCGTGACATCTTCGTCCGTGATTTTCGCAAACTTGACCATCTTCGTAGAAAGCTGTTCTACTTCTGTGCTCGGAGCTTTAAACCTCTGACTTACAGCACCTACAGTATCAGCAATTTCCGACATTTCCGCTGGAACATCTGAATAAATGTTATTGATGATATGCTTGTACTGCTCCAAATCCTGTCCTGTTGCACCAGTCTTTTTCGCAATGAGGTCGTATGCTTCATCAATCTGTTGTGCTGATTCCCAAGCAACCTCTGCTAGTGCTTGAAATTTCTCTGCCACATTGTCTGCATACTCGACAATCATATCAGTAGTGAAAAACTCCGCAGTCGCACTCGTAAGGTCTTCTACAGCTTGTGTCGTGTCGGAAGTTGTCTCTTTGACATCATGAGAAGTTTCTTTGACCTGTTTTCCCATCGCATCGATAGAATGAGCTGTTGCGTCAGCAGAATTACGAGCCTCTTCGAGATATCTATCATTTTCAGCAATTTCAGAAGACAGCTTCATTACAGAAGTTTTCGTTTCATTGAGCTGTCTCTGCCATGCCTGTACAGAATCTCCTGCTTTCGCATATGCTGTTTGTGCCCGCTTCACAACATTCTCGAGCTGTTCCATTTCAGAGCGTTGCTCTTCCACCTGTTTTACAAGTAATACATCTGCATTATCACTTTGCTGTTTTTCCAACTCTTCTAAAGCTTTTCTTGCACTAGCAAGCTGTTCTTCGTATCCTGATAAAGAAGAGCCTGCTTTTTCATAGTTCTTTTGAGCATTTTCAAGAGCATCTTGTAAAGTGTCCTGTAATTTTGTACTTTCAGACAATGTCTTTTCTAAAGTGCTGTGCTTTGCTTCCAAAGCTTCTACACTATTTGCTTGACCTTTAAATTGTTCTGTAACCATGCTCATTTCTGACCGCATGGTCTTTAGAGATGCATTACAAGATTGCACCTGTCGTTTAAATTGCGACTCTCCATCCAAGCTGATTACAGCTCCGATTTTTCGCTTGTTCGTTGCCATTTTTGCACCTCCGTTTTATATTTATTTCGTTAATCTATATTCCAAATCAGTTGTTTTACAACCGAATTTTGTTGTCGTTTCCATTGCAGAATAAGTTCCTGCATTCTCCAAAATGATTCTCTTTGAACCTCTTGTCGTGTGAGTCCGATTTGAAGTCCTACAAAAAGAATCCATGCGAAATCAATTAAGCACTTGTGCTCGCTATCTCTGTATCCGTCTTCTTCTTGCTTCTTTTTGGTTGATTTTTCTTCTTTTTTTTTCCAGCAATACAGCTTGAAAATTCTTTGTATACAATCAATGAAAGTTCGCTAATTGTGTAGTCGTCCTGTTGTTTTAGGTCGGTGACCGTTGGAATTTGATACTGTCCATTCGTGATGCTTTTCGCTTCTTCCATCATCCAAATCAAAGATTGAATGACCAAGCTGATATTCGGGATTGTCCATCGTCCTGTGGATGTATCCATAACTCCGTCAGCATCGATACGAGGTTTGAATCCCTTGATTTCGTATTCCGCAATTTGAATATCTCCTACTTTGTCCTGTATCTTCTCTAAGACAAGGAGGTCACATCTCAAAGGAAAGCTATCCCCTCTGAACGAAAATTTCGACATCGTCTCATCTGATAAAATCATCTGTAAAAGTCTCCTTTCTCCTCATAAATGAGGATTTTTGGGTTTGAAAGTACAAAAAAATATACAAGAGCAGTTGTTACACTACTCTTGTATAATCATGGTTTAATTTATTTTAGGAGCGTTTTCTTACGCCCCTCCGTGCTTTGGGAATTTTTTCTTCAAGTAGTCGAGTGCTTCCTGCTCGGTATCGAAACATTCCTCAAATTTATACACACCATCTGCATTAGGAAGTGCTGTTCCCTCCGTGCTTGGTGTAGTAAATTGAGTGCTCTCGCCTCTCGTCTGAATCTCAGTGCTTGGGTCTTTCCACTGAGTTCTCGGGAAAGCCTGTACCTCGAAAAGTCTCTTTCCGTCCACCTTTTTTACACCGATGACACCGAATCCAACGTATTCAGCCACATCGTCAACATTGTACGCGTACTCCTTGTAAGTTCCGCTTCCAGCTTCCTCTTTGTGTCCGAACATCGTCTTTTTACAAGCGTCTGGGATATCTGTAGTACCTAAGCTCAATGTTGCGCTAGTTACCGCTTTTTCAGATTCAGCGAGAACATCATCACCATAAAGCTGTGCTTCTGCTGTGTTTGGTGACATAGAAAAGCTGACAGCTTTTCCGAACGGAACACCGTCCAAGTAATTTCCGCTGTTGACTGTATCAAGTGGGAAAACCAACGGTTTTCGTAATCCAATATAAGCCATAGTTATACCTCCATTTAATGAATATTTTTGTTAGTTATTTTATATAGAAATGTCGTCTTCAAATTCGAAAACGATATGTCTAACTTGTCCTTTTTCCACTTCGTTGAGTGGAATTGATGGATATGTAAAACCTTGTTGGAACAGGGCTTTACACAATTTATTTTTGATTTCAAAGAAATTTTGCTGTGCTGGTAAGTACAAATGCACCTGCAAATCTACAACAATATCACTCGGAGAGTCGTCTCCGAAATTGTCTGGCATTTCGTTCACCGTGTTATATACAACATAGGTTTCTTCACCTTGCGTGTTAAAGTCTGGATAAGCAGGAAGCTTGAGTGCTTTGCAAGCTTCCATGATTTTCTGATAACTTGTCATTCTCTCAAACCTCCTACAGTCCTTGTCCTTCAAGATATTTATTAAAAGTTTCTTGCATCGAATCGCAAACATCGTCATGCGTCGCGCGAACCGCGGGAGTGATAACAGGTGTTGCTGGCTGATTATGCTCGCGTACACCAAATTCAAGATATGCCATTTTTTCCATGTTTCGGATTCCAGTTTTCCTATCAACTCCGCTTGCACCTACGAAGATGCTGTATCCATCTTTGTTTTTCGATGCCTTTTGCGCTTTGATTGATTTCACCATCGCACCTGTTTTCTTGTGAGGTTCAGAAAGCTGTATGAGCTTTTTCTCCACAATCGGCGCGGATTGCTCTAAAGCGACGGGTGCGAGTGCGTCGATATCTACAGAAGTAAGTGAGGTCATGAGCTCGTCTAAGGAGACATCTGTTTCAAATTTTGCCATGGTCTCTCACCTCGCAGGTCAACTCGATTTTGTTTGATTTTTCTTTCTTGTGCGTGCGTTTGATGTCATAAATGGTCTCGTCGGATTCGTCCACGAGATAGCCTTGCTTGTTGTAACACGCGCTGTCGATTTCGAAAATGCAGGATACGGTATATCCGAGCTGGTGCGCCATGAGCTCATCGGAACGGGTCGTGTCCATTTTTCGTGCTGGGATACCTTTGATAAAGGTTTTGTTGTGTGTGACAAAACCGTCTTGGTCTTGAGTGATTTCATCTGCGCTCGGAAGTGAGATTGATGTATACATATATTTCTACACCTCCTGCACAGGTTCAAGCGAGAGCTTGAATACTTTCTTATGATACATTGTAAGATATTTTTCTGTATCAGACCTGTCATCTCCGCGAAATGCTTTGATGTAAAGCACGATACAAGTTAATACCCGTGGATTTACACTCGTATCAAAAGAAAGAAGACTTGCGGAAACTCCCGCAGTCCTCATTTCCTCGATACAATCATTGATTAAATCCTGATATTCTGAGTCATATGTTGTAATCGATGCGGGGATTCCGCATCGTGATTTTACCTGTTCAAGCATAGTCACCATGCTTTTCCCTCCCTACATCTTTATTTTGCGACTTTCATAGTAGCGTAAACGAAAGCGTCAGCATCTTTTACTTTATAATCAGCTCTCATGTCGGCTCTGTAGATAGTGCTTCTCTGCTCGAAGGCGTTAAAACCTGTGACAGAAGCTGTGTTACTTGCGAACAAAGATGTCTGCTGGCGGTCGAACAGTTTGATTCCTTCTTTCAGGTCACCTACGATAAATGGAATAATCAAGTTTCCTACTGCTGTAGTTGTGTCTGTTTCAAGGTCTGAATTAGAGAACACAATTACAGGTAAAACCTGTGCTCCGCAACGTAATTGCAGATTTGCAGGTGCTGTTGGGTCTGGATTTAATAACGGACGTCCGTTCTTGTCCTCCAAAGTGTCGAGGTAGTTCACACCATCGTCATTAGTCACGATGCATTTTACATATGCATTGGAAATGGAATTTGCTACAGTTTTAATTCCAGCTAAACCAGCTTTCATGGCTACTTCGTCTTTCGCAGACTTAGCAAGTTTGAAAACCTCTCTATTGTCTGTCGCCAATGAGTTTCTTCCTACCCAGTTCACGATTTCGCTCTCGAGATTTGCGTCTGTGTCGGACAAAAGGTCGTTTGAAACAGGCAGGTATCCACCAAAGTCTTGGATTTCGTAAGTTACACGCTCGTAAGATGGTTCAGTCATAGCCTGCAATTTTCCATCCTCAGTCACCTTCTGGAAACCAGTAAGTTTCGCTTTCTTTTCGTATGTTCTCGAACCTTTGTTTGTTGTGACATTTTCTACATCGACAACATCTCTTACAGATTTATGAGATTCTTTGTAGTGGTTAATTTTTGTCTGAACATCGACAGGAACGATATAACCACCAGAAGCGTCTGTTCCCTCTTTCATGATGTTCAGCGGAAGTTCGCGGACATTCTGAGCGAAAGACTTTTCTGTAGAAACGACCTGTACAGGTTTTGTCTGATTTGTGACAGGTTCATCATCTTCGAGGTCTTTTAAGATATCGAATTCTGCCTGCATTTCTTTCAAAGAATCTTTTGCTTCTTTTGCTTCATCCAGTTTTCCAGCTTCTACTAAAGCCTTAACTTCTGTTTTCTTTGTATTGATGCTGTTAAGTAATTCAAGTAATTTCTTATTCATCTTGATTTCCTCCATTAAAAATAAAATTTATAAGTTTGATTGATTGATGTTTCTTCTTATTAAAAAAGACCTAAACACCGTACATGTCTAAGTCTTCAATAATCTGTTTTGCTAAAGCTTCATTTTCTTTAGCTTTAGCTTTTTTCATTTCTGCTTTTGCTCGATTGAGCATTTCGTCTGTCATTTTTAATCCTGATTCACAGCTATTGACAAGCTGTACAGATTGATTTGCTGGTGTGTCGATGCTATCGACAAAACCATATTCTACACATTGGTTCGCTGTCAGCCAAGTTTCCTTGTCCATGAGCTGTAAAAGCTTTTGCATATCCATTCCAGTTTTGTTGACATATGCGTTTGCCAAGGCTTCATTCATAGATTTCAGCTCGCGCTGTGCCTTTTCCATTTCGTGATAGTCGCCTGTTGCACCACCCGAAACATTATGAATCATAATCATTCCGACAGGGGAAATGTCGCTTGTACCAGCCATAGCAACGATTGACGCTGCACTGCAAGCCATACCTTGAATGTGAATACGAACTCTTTTATCTTGTCTGAGCATTGAATAAATTTCCTGCCCTGCTGTGACGTGTCCGCCTCCCGAGTTGATGTAGACATCGATTTGCTCGTTTTCAGGTGTTGAGTCTAAAACAGATTTTACATCCTGTGGACAAGTGCATTCCCAGTCAAACCACTTGTAAAATTCCGCATATTCGTTGATGACAATATCACCTTTTACATTGATTTCTGACATTATGTTTTACCTCCTTTCGAAAAATTGTTGTTTTGATTTGCGCTTACACCATAAGGTGCGCCGACCTGTTCGATTGGAACGTAATTTCCGTTGCACATGAGCACATCGCCTCCGTCAGCGTCGTCCATATCTAAGTAATGGCGCGCCTCATTTGGTTTGTAAATCGCATTTTGCACTCCCGCGCACAGCGTTTCCATTTGCGTTTTTGCGTCGGTACGCAAAATGGCGCGTTCGTTGAATTTGTAGAAGAAGCCGTTTTTAGCTTCTTCGGGGAGAAGTACCTTTGCGTTGAGTTCCTCTTCCCACATTTTCAGCCTGTACTGCATCGTGTCCACGAGGAAAGATAATTGCTGTTGCTCGCTACTACTATAAGAAGACTTCTCGTAATCGTTTATCATGTTCGGTTTTACACCGAATGCGCCAGCGATTTGGAGTGCACTGTATTTTCGTAATTCATAAAATTGAGCATCCGAAAAGCTTGTGTTAAGAGGTTGAAGCTGTAGTCCAATCGGAATCGGAATCACCTTGCCTGCTGATTCGGGTCCAGTAAGCTTATCAGCAAACCTACGTTGAAGCTGTTTGACACGGTCGTCATCCAAATCCGCGGTATATTGCATAACCATTGAAGCTGTCATCCCATTTTTATACAAGTTGCTGATTACTCGCTGTGATTGCTGATTTGTTGCGATTGTATCTTTCAAGATGGTTCTTACCGGTTCACTTGTAATGCCGTTCTTCGTGTACCAAGTCTTAATGTGAATAACTTCGTCGGAAGTGAAAACATAAGATTTGTTTGAAATAGGGTCTCTATATTCATAGTACACAGCCTTGTTGTTATCTTCGTTTCCGAAGATTCCAGCATTGTCGACATACACAGTCACATTTTCTGGATGCATCGGATATAATCCGAGAAATTCCATTTCTCCTTTATACCTAGATGTCATATTCAATCGTGAATGAATGTAAATGTACCCGTTCCCATAGTGCTGACACATCATTTCTGTTAGAGTAAAAAGCGTCGTCGGAGTCATATAACGATTTGGTCTTACAGTAAGTAATCGCGTTGCATCCGTCGGAGTAGCTTTCACACGACCTTTTTCAGTCTGTTGATAGTAGTGCAGAGGTAATTTCCCCATCGTTTCAGAAAGCATCTTGAGACAAGTAAAGTATGTTGCCTCTGTAATTGTTTCTGGATTACTTTGGTCGATTCCTAGCCAATTCAACAAACGAGAGTCGCTCATCGATACAGCTTGATTTTGTCTTGGTTGTCTTAAAACGTTATACACATTATGTAAAAATCCCATTGTTATTTCACCTCCTTACCAGTCAGATTCGAGCCAAGCATCAATTGCGCTCACGACTGAGCTGTTAAATTCATGATACATGGCAAGTTTAAAACCACACAGCGAAGCATCGACAGGGTCGATTCTTTTTGTGGTTGCATCTTTATCAATTTTGATGAGACCATTGTTCTGGCGAACAACAGCGTTTCCCATCGCGTAATTGAAAAGTGGATTCACTACATGATATACATTTCCAGCGTACACCTGCTCTCTAAATCCACTTGTTGCCTCATTCAAAGATTTATGGCTTTGATATACTTCTTCGACATCATACCCTTCATCACTCATTTGCATCATAGCGAGCGAAGCGTTCGCTGGGTCGAAGCACCAGCAAGCGAGATTCCAACCTCGTGCTTTTACAAAATCGAGAACATACTGTAGCACTTGGCTTTGGTCGACTATCGGGGTATCCGTGACGGTTAAGTAACCAAGGCGTTCCCAAGCGTCGTACGGCTGTTTGTCTTTAAGAATATGTTCTTGAAGTCGTTCCCTGTTCGGGATAAAGCTATGCGTCCATACAAGATATTTCACCGTGGCGTTTCCTTGGTGGTCGCGCTCTGTCTGGTCTTGATACGGAATCACGAAAGACACAGACGTTAAGTCAATTTTTGCAGAAAGGTCGACACCCACGTACACATCCATGCCTTTGGTGTCGATTGGGATTTCGTCTTCGGAAATTTCGCAGGATTTCCATTTCTCCATATCCATGTAGCCGTTTTGCTTTGCTTGTACCCAGACATTGAGCATTTTCGTAAGAAAAGCCGTCATTTTCTCGGGCACGACGATTGCCTCTTTGAAAGCTTTACGGATTTTATCTTGTCCGTCTTCGTAAGACATTCTGATTGGGTTAGCCATATGCCAGTACCGCTCATCAGAAAGTTTCTTGATGTCTTTCGCGATTGAAAGGTCTACTTCCAAGATATCTACGAGATAATCATCGGCTTCTACAGGAGAAGAAGGGTTCAGGATATCGCTAACATATTTGTATTCGACGGTGTAACACGGATAAGACAAGTCCATGCCAGCCGTCGTGATAACGACAAGGGTCGGGTCTTTAACGTTCGCACCAAGGAAAAGGTCTAAGAACTCGTCCGTTGGGTGCTGATGATATTCCATTTTTTTATGTTATCGTGATGGCTCTTTATCCACCACTTCTTACACTTTCGTGTAAGTTCAGACTATATTTTCGCAATGCTGGGAGCTCGTGGGTAAGTTATCGCTTGCGCTTATCGCTCATTACCTAGTCGTTACAAACATATTCGCTAAATATGCTCTCGGTATCATCATGCCTGTACAGGTTTAGACTTCACCGACACATCCCAGTTTTACATCGACGAATCCATCGATGCTCAAGACCGCTGGATTGGAACCATCCCCTGTGCGCTTATCGTCTTTACACAGTGTCTTGAGAAAAGAGCCCGATTTTTTGTGTCGTATAATAGATTTCGTAAGGTCAAATTTTGACCGAAGTGGGGAGCCAGCGAGAAGATTAAAACACTCATCGAAAATGATTTTCGATTGCTCTCGCTTTACACCCGCAGTGTAAGTTTCATAAATTTCTTGATTTCGAGTGGAAGAAACAGAGATTTCATACAAGATAACTCCTGCAATCATCTGAGATTTCAAAATTGTTATCGTAATGGCTTTTTATCCACTACTTCTTGTTTTCACAAACAAGTTCAGCATACATTTTCACCCTACCTTTTACGTAGGAGTGTCAGACACTCGTGGGTGGATTATATTCTGTACATTACAGGTTCACCGCCTATGCGTTACGGTGTATGTGGTTGTTACACCACACATTACCTCGGTGTTTTCTACTGTGTAGGGTTCCACCGATTTTGCCCAATCATAATCCTACAAGTTACCTTATAGGACGCCAAATCCTAGCATTTTTTCTTCCTACCTCGACAAACATTTTGTGGAATCTCTTGAATCCTGTCGCTTTCATGCGCCAGCCGTAAAGCTGACACAGCACAAATTTCTGCCAAGGTGTAAGTGTGATACACTGTCCAGCAAGTACACCCTTGCTATGTCTCAGGTATCCGAACCAATCGACAATTCTTTGTGCCTCTCGCTCGTTCCATTCGAAAGTTGCATCAGGTGCTCTACTCCGTGAGATATCATCCAAAAATCTCTGACAAGCCCATTTATGTTTTACGCATGATATGTAATCTTCGTATTTACTTACGCGAACATCTTGTAGACATTGATTTACATATGTTACAAGTTCATCCAAAAGTGGGGTTTTGGATTTCTTTCTCTTAGATGTCGCCGAACTCATCTGTGATTTTCTCCTTTTGCTTGTCCACTTTTGATTGTCCAGCCTTGATTCTGCTGTTCACAGTAAGTCCGCACAAGTCTGCAAAGCGTCGCATCTCTGTTCCCCACTTGAGCGCAAGATTATTTAAAGGATTCTCTTTTACATAAGAAAATCCTGTCTCCTCATCTTCTTTGACGATAAGGAGTCCTTGCTGTTCCAATGCGCCGATTGCTTTCTGATAATTAGAAAAGGCATTGCAGTAACCTGCAATCGCCTCTAAATCAAGATTTCCTACGATATCAATTTCTAAAAGTTGTGGAATAATTCTGTTCCACTCATCCACAGCTATCTGTGAATTTAACCAAGATGGCGCATTTACGATTTGGTCTGATTGTGTTTTGACCATATCTTCTGCCATCTGTAATTCTATTTTTTCCGCGACAGAACGGTGTTTCGTCTGTCCTGCGATTGGTTTTTTTCGTGCAGACATACTACACATCCTTTCTGTAAAATATATTTTTCCTATTCAAAGAACCATAGGGGCGACTCGTGAGAGCAAGACTAGGCGTGCGATGATTTTTAAAAAATTTCATACTTTATTGTACCCACCTAGGGTACAGTATCTAACCATCCATGCGTCGCAAGCACTCATACAAAGTTGCTTGCATCGCTTGCTTACTTGATTCTGATTCGTTATACGCTTGATGTATCAGGTTGTGGCTTGATACAGAAACTGGTATAAGGTTTCGTTCTACAAGTGCCTGAGACTTGTCATCTTCTATTTCTACGATATGATGTACAAGCGTTGCTTGCTCTATCTGTCCGAATAAAACATAAGCATACACATCAATTCCGTCGTATTTATTCTTTATATGCTCTCGCATACGCTTCCAATTTACAGAGTCGTAGAACTCAGAAGATACTTTGTTACGGCTGTATTTGTTATACTCTTTATGTCTCTGTTTTACACACTCACAAGTTTTCCCAGCCTCAATACGCTTCCCACATCTCGAACACCGTTTATAAATCATATCTGCCTGTCCTCCCACGAAACGTCGTCACAGAAAGAGTAGTCGTCACTGTCCATACACATATCATGTGTATCTACATCTTCGTTCCACTCGGAATCTTGCTCATACGTCGATACGATACGTTCATACAGAGAAAGACAAACCTCTGCGCTTCTGCATTTCGCTGTGTGGATACGCTCATATTCGTTGTTGTCTGCGTAGAGGCGTTGAGTGTGAAGATTCAGCATTTCGTAAGGACAACCTTTACAAAAAGGATATGTTTCGATAGGTATTGTTCTCTGTGCTTCTTTCATATTTCTCTCTCCAATCCGTTCGTGTTTCTTCTATATATAAGTAATAAAAAAGAACACCTTTTACAGTGTCCTTACAATTTCCAATGTCTTACACCATCATAACCTTCACATCTTGTATCCTTTCTCTTATAACCGCAAGTGGCACCGCCTCTGTTCAGAAACGATGCCACTCTTTTAAGAAAAATAGAAAGGAGTTTAAAAATGAGTAAAGGATGTTATGAGAATAGTGTGTGGTTTTGTTTTGTTGAATGTGTTTGGGTCTGAAAGAAATATAAGTGTCTGTGTTATCTTTACACTTCTTTCATATTATCATTTTAGCACATTTGAGTTCTAATGTCAAACTTTTAATTATATCACATTTAATCAATCGCCGTCAATCCCTTACCAGCACTGGATTTAAAAGCGATGAAACTTTTTACAAAATAATTTGTAAAATTGTGATAGTTTATAGAAATTTTATAAATAGAATTACAAGAATAATCGTTTGGACGGGTTTGGACGGGTTGAGCCGTTTTTCGTACCCGTCGACGTTAAATACAGTGCTGGTCTAGGTTTTCTTAATTGTCAGAATATTCTGTAAACATACCATCGTTTTCGCCCTTACCAGCACTGGTTTTAAATTGGACGGGTAGACGGGTAAAATCTGGAAAAAAACTTTTATATATATATAATTACAGTATAATATATACGCTAATATATTGATTTAATAATAACATTTATACACTATTTTTTATATATTACCCGTCCAACCCGTCCAACGTATAGAAAACCCTTACGTACACTGGGAAAACATTAGACGGGTAGCTGGACGGGTTGGAAAAACAACCCGTCCAAATCGATGGTGTATGCTCGAAAACCCAGTGTACATCAGGGATTTCTAAATTTCCACAACCCGTCCAAGCTTATTGCTGTAACACTTTTTGTGTATCATTTTCCACTACTCTTAACTTTTTCTGTAAAAATGCGCGAAAAAAAATACAGGAGCCTCAACAACTCCTGTATCATTCTTATCATCTCTCCAAGTCTTCTGTAAAATCTCCTTCACATCTCATCTGCAAGAACCTCTCCACATCGTCAATTCCTTCGAGTCTGTCGGATACTCTTTCCTTAATCTTCTTAACGGAATCTCCGACCGTATCAGCACGTCTACGTTTCTTCTTTTCCATCTGTTCTGTAAAATCTTCTAAAAGAGAAACCTGTTTACCATCAACGACAACACAATGTCCTTCCAGATAAGTCTTGAGTTCAACATCAATATCGACACTGAAATCCTCATCCCACAGCTCGTCCACTTCTTTTTCCAGTCCGACAATATCGTTACGGATATTCGTTAACAGATTTTGACACTTGTCAAAATCATCATCGTATTCTTTGTAACACTGTTCAATGTATTTCTTCGCTTCTTTCTCTAAGTTCTTCGCCAACTTAACAGAATCCTCGAAATCCTTGTCTGCGCGCTTCCTCTGTTGTTCTGCGTACCGTTCCGCCTCTCGTGCTCGCTCTTCTGCTTCCCTCTTTTCCAGCTTCACATCCACCATCTCTTCGTCCATATCCAGCCTCATCTGCGCCACTTCAAATGTCGCATCCGCTCTGCATTCGTCCGCATCTACGAACATATCCAACAACGAATCCTGCGCCTTCTCAGCCTCCGTATTCGCTTTTTTAAGCCTCTTTCTAGCTGTCTTGACTTCTTCTTCGACCTCTTGCTTTTTCTCTGTGATTTCCTGTAAATCCGCTTGTACAGCGCATTTTCGATTCTCAATCTCTTTCATAGTCCGAAAAGCATCTGGGTCGAGATTTTGTTTTCCCTTCCCTCGCACGGGATGTATAATTTCAAGCTCCTCAATATCTTCCATCCGCATCTTTTTATCTTCAACATAATATCGGAGATATTCTTGCTGTAAAATTGTTTCGAACCTCATTTGTGCGTCCGTGCAAAAGTCTGTGTATGCATTTCTGTAGATTCCGTCACCATCAATCCTGTTCCGAAATCCCATTTGCTCCAACGCCTTTGACACACTTGCTTGTACAGATAATCCTCTTTGATATCCGCCTGCGACTGGGATAAAATTGATATGCGCGTGCTCGATTCCCCATTCCATGTTTCCCTTGGCATTCATATATTCTTCGTCCGCATGGTAGGCGCACAGCGCAACCTTAAAGTTTTGATATGTAGCTTCGAACTCGTCGCAGAACCTTTTCAGTGCTCTTTTGTTAATTTCTCTCTCAATCCGTTGTGGATGGATTTCGTGCCCGTCAGGTGTATATTTCACTCTCCCTTTGTCGTCTAATAATTTGTTGCAATTCCCCGCGCTCACGACTAATTCATAAAGAACTCTCTGTCCGTTGTCGTTAGAGACTTCGATTTTCTGCATGGTTCCATCTGGCATTTTCTTTTCGATAACTTTCTTTCTCTTTCCTCTCTGACATTCCTTAATGCTCTTGATGTATGCTGTGATTTCGTCTCCGTTCTCATCTGTAATCCGTCTGTCTTTTCTCTTTTGTTTTTCGTTATAGTCTTTGATAACCTGTTCGAAATTTTCTTTATAGACATTGTAAACGCCTTTGTCCACCCACACTTCAAATTCTCCGTTCGCGTTTACGTGTGCTTCTCTGTCTCTGAAATCCTTATCGATAACGTGTCCTACCGTTCCAAGTGCTTCCACAGGGTTCATATGCATTCTTATTGTAGTTTGTTTCATAGATATCATCCTCCCTAAAAATCATTTCTGTAAATTATTTCTGTAGTAATTTCTTGTATGATTCTTTGCTGAAAGTTAGACATCTGTTCTCTCAATGTTCTATTCGTTCTATATTTATTGTACCATTGTTTCGGAATAATACAACCCCTGTTGCCATTATTCCTCCACTAACAGTAGTGTCAAGGTGCCCTTTACACTACTGTTGTGGACGAAAGGCGTTCCCCCTCTCGACTCTCCCTAAAAACCCGAATATCCGTCACGAATATCCGTCAAGAATCCTCTACAAGACCATACGTTACACCATGTTTTGTACCATATCATGACCATATCATGTGACATAACTTTCTCATATCATGTGACATACTTTTCCCATATGTTCCAAAAACAACACATGGTGAAATTTATGTTACATAAGTTTCCCATAATATGGTGCATATCATGTCACATATCTTTCCCATGATATGTAACATAAATTTCTCTTAGAAAATTTTCAAAATCATATCGACTACTGCCATGGATATATGATATACTCTATTGTTGAAAGCAAAATGAGAAAGGAGTATATCATCAATGGCAAAATATCAGATGGCATCTTTTTTTGCTGGTGTAGGTGGTATAGATGAAGGTTTCGAAAAAACAGGAGAAGTCGTTACTACATATGCAAATGAAGTTGACGCATATCCCGTTCGCACTTTCGAAATGAATTTTGATATAAAGGTCGATAATAGAGACATACATGATGTTCTGGCATCAGATGTGCCAACTGTTGACATCATCGCTGGTGGTTTTCCATGCCAAGCTTTCAGTATAGCAGGCTATCGACAAGGTTTTGACGATGAGAAAGGAAGAGGTACGCTATTCTTCGAACTAATGCGTATCGTCAAAGAAAAAAAGCCAGAGGTGGTTTTCCTTGAAAATGTGAAGAATCTTGTAGGACATGATGGTGGTAATACATTTAAAATAATCTTAGAAGAACTCACCAAGGCTGGTTATCACTCGAAGTACAAGGTGTTAAATGCCATGACATATGGAAACACTCCTCAAAATCGTGAACGAATTTACATTGTATCTTTTAAAAATAAAGATGCATATAATGATTTTGAATTTCCAGAACCAGTACAGCTCACCAAATCTCTAAAAGATGTAATCGACTTTGAAAATAAGGTGGACGAGAAATACTACTACACCAAAGGAAAGTATGCAAATAACTTATACGAACGTCTGAAAGAAGACATGGACGACGAAAATGCTGTGTATCAATGGCGTAGACAGTATGTTCGTAAAAATCAATCTGGTGTAGTTCCAACTTTGACAGCAAACATGGGGACAGGTGGTCACAATGTTCCTCTAGTGCTTACAAAGCATGGTATCAGAAAAATTACACCACACGAAGCATTCAATGTCCAAGGATTTCCTACAGATTTTAAATTGCCTACAGATATGGTAGATTCCCGTTTGTACAAGCAGGCTGGAAATAGTGTATGTGTAGATGTTATCTATCGTATAGCACAAAACATCATGACAGCATTAGAAAAAGAGCCAAACTAATGGCTCTTTTCTTATTCTACATCATATTCAGCTTCCACATCTTCCAGACCATAAAATCTTTCATATGTTCCCAATTCTCCAAAATCGATTCTGTATGTTCTATCACTAATCTTTGTAAACACAACACAGTCGATGTTATACACTCTCAGCATATCATATGTGATGATAGTACCCTCTTGTATCTGTAACACATCTCGAAGTAACCATTTGCCTAAAACTTTGTTCGGATTACTCATAATGGATTTTCCAACCAAAGCCTTTTCATCTTCGATTCTCTTTTCTTCTTCTGAAAGATTTTCATACTCATCATCAGATAGTTTCCTGTACGCTCGTTGGCACACTTTCACAGATATTTCTGTATTATCTGGTAAAATCAAAGTGAAAGATGTATCCCTTGGTGGGAAGAAATCCAAATCTCTTTCCCTATCTTCTTTCAAGTATGGTATGTAGATTTCATTTGCATCTCTTGCCCGCCCGTTTGCGTTCCATTGATTTAAACCGCTTCTCTCAGGAACATACTTCTGTCCATTTCTATCTGTCGCATATAGTCTCAGGCATAACTGTCTGTATCTTTCCATCCTATGCGTAAAAGCTCTGACAATCTCAGGTGTACGATTGTATACAACATCTGCATCAGCTTCTTCATCTTCTTCAACAACATCCTCATCGAAAACCATTTCGAGCAATTCATAAGGGTCATCTACAATTTCCACTTCGAACTCGTCCAGTAATTCCATGTCTTCGAATATCATGTAAAGCGTACTTTTCGATTTATTGAAATGGTATGTATGATGTCCGTCGGTAAAATACACATTGTTGGCATTGCCTCTATGTTCGTCCAGTACAATATGTTCTCTATCAATATAATCGAAAGCTGATTCGTAAATCTGCATGGCATTCGGAATCCTCTTTACTATATGATATATCATCTCACGCAAACCATGAGAATTTAGCGTTGTACGAATTCGTGTATTTCTGTACTCAGCTATTTGTTGTATCAATTCCATGCCATCCAATTCTTCGTATGTCGGTCTTAGTCTACCAAATTCAGCCACCTTTTGGTCATCCCGTCCAATCCATGTTTTAAGACCGATTCCTACACCCTGCTCAACGCTATATGCATCAGCTGAATCATCATGTCGCGCGTTGTTATCCACATCAAAGTATTTTGCAAAAACATTCTCATGCGCTCGATAATACAAGTATGGTTCCTCTGCTGTAGAGAATAGTCTCGAAAGTTTCCCTATTATCGTAAGCATTCGCTTGTAATTTTCTTTATGTGCATCTGGTTGTATATCGTAAAACAATCTCTTCACCCACCCTTTCTTTCTATAAGAATAGGCTGCGGGAACATTTTGTGTCAAGATATAAATGTAGAAATGAAAGGAGAATGAATATGGAACTAATAGATGTAAGTATGTGGGAGGATGACAGATGGTCATGTTACGGTGGATATACGCGGAAATGCGGAAAGATAGACAGTGACGGGAATAGATGGATGGTCAAATTTGAGAAACGACATTCTTTCAAAAGTTCACCTTTAAATCTTTTCACCCAGCACATAAACAGTGAAATCCTTCGTCTCTGTGGATTCAATACGCAGGAGACCTTTCTCGGAGTCTGTGACGATTTTCTTGTATTATGCTGTAAGAATTTTGTTCCTCAAAAATCGAAGCTTATCACTTTCGATGTCTTCCTGAGACAACTGTACAACTCATACGAACTAACTGAATTTCTCGACTTGAACCAGTTTGAACGTGTTCTAAACGAAAATGAATTACTACGTCCATACAGAAATGATATTGTAAAGTCTTTCTGGGATATGGTTGTCTTGGACATCTTTATGATGAATCTCGAACGAACCAGCGCGGATTTTGGATGTATAATCTCTAAAGATAAAGTGACAACTGCACCATTCTTCGATAATAGGTCAAGCTGTCTGGCTCGTACGGTTCCGCTTAGAAAAGACGGAAAAGCGATTTTCCGTGACGACCTTTTGTTCTTTTGTAAATTTAAAGATTTCGACGAGGCTGTCTCTCGTATACTTCCGATTTTAGAAACGAAAATGGATGAGATACACAATCTTGTGTATGAGCAGGAATGTCTTTCAGAGACACAGAAATCGTTGAAATACGAGCAGTTTTGTAGGTCTTTGAAAGACTTAAAATGTTCTTATAATCTCAAACAGGTTATGGCTACGATGGAAATTGAAAATTTACCATTGACCGAACAATCACTTAAAAATCTACGAGAACTATCACTTGGACAGAAAACCGTCAACGAAATCATCAAAGAAATAAAGTGTCGTTATTCTTAAAATCAGACTTGTAGGAATCATATCTTCTGAACCGCATCTCTGTCAAGATATCGACACTTCGTGTCTTGAAAATCTTGACAGAAATTCGTTCAGAAGATTCAGGGTAGTCAAGCCGATTTAAGCACAAAAATAGAGAGTATCGCTTATGATACTCTCTGTATTTTTTTATCACATCGTTGCATCAGACAGTCCAATTGAGATTTGTCCAAAGTGCATTTTCACTTGTTCCACATTTTTCGTATAACCTCGGTCACCAAGTAACCGTTTCATATATTCATAATATGAATAGATTTCATCCTCCACTTTGCAAGTTCTTTTATCAATTTCATTCCTTTGCCACTCTGGCATCCTCTCGATTCTCTCATTTTCCTGTTCAACATCGAAGTCAAGATAACTAACCGAATTATATTTTTTCAGTTCCATATTTGCTTTCGCCACAACGATTTCAATTTCTTGTAAGGTTTTTTCTTGTAAACTGTTGATTTCCCGAGCCAATTCTTTCGCTTGTTCGAGCGACACTGTCGGATATACCTTGACAATATCATCCCCAACAGTGATATGCTTTGAAAATCCATCCATGAGGTCGACGGAGTTGTCGACCTGTACAGGAATTGCCTCCTTTCCTTTGCGATTTTCTACGATGATTAAATAATAAAATTTCATATATGTATTCCCTCCTATATTATCTATTTGCCATTCCATAGAGTCCGAATGTCGTATAACTAATCTCCTGTGCGTGCTTCCTCAAATCCTGTAAATTCGAAGCATATGCGCCTTTTCCAAGCTTCTCCCGCACGATATACTCATACTCGCGAATCATATCTTTAATCTGTCTGTCAATTTCGTATAACTCTTCCCAGTCCGAGCAGGTCAAACGACCTGCGATACATCTATCCTCTACTACATCATTGATTGTATATGTAACTTTTTTCTTCATAATTTTTTACCCCTTATCTATATATTTATACTCATTTATCAGTCTTTTTAACATCCATACATGGTTGATGTGTACTGCGGTGGATTCTTCATACATCTCTGATACTCTTCTCTCACTTTCTTATCGTGTAACCACATCGCGAAAATCTCATATCCTCGCTGGCAGATGTAATACGCCTGTTTATATCCTGTAAATCCGCGCAGAGCCGACATTACACCATATCCTGTTAATCTCACATCATTGCAGTACCTGCACTCAAGTGCCCCTCGTTGCTCTTCTGTAAGTCTGTCACACTCTTCCAAAAGCTTGATACACTTCTCCTGCTCTTCCTTGTACTTCCTCTCTGCCTCTTGCAATTGCTCTCCCGCTTCCGCGAAATCTGCAAGTGCATCATGCTCCGTACAGCCTGTACCCATGATTTTGCACCCGTACATTCCCATCCGCTCGTAATTAAATCCTGCAATGCCTTGTGCTCGTGTTTCCATGTATAAATATCTCTCACGCGCCTCAAGAAGCTTTCCTCCAGCCTCACAAGGTGCCATAAGCACCTTGTCAGCTTCGAACATCATTTCGTCGACCGTGTCGAACTCATATCTGTCGTCAATAGTTCCATCATCGTTGATTCGTACTGGCTGTTCTAACATATTATTTATCTCCTTTCTGTCCTTGTCCTTGCACTACTTTTTTACGTCTGATACAGGTATATTTCGTTTTCGCTGTGGCTGGCATAAAGATTGTATTGAAGTCTCCTGCGCTTCCGAGTCTGCTGTTACACCATTCTGAGCGCAACTGGTTTTCGTTCCCAGCCTCTCTGCTCATATACTTCAAAGTGAAAGACTCTGCTTTTGTAGTAAGCTCTCCACCGTGGCTTACACGCATCATTTCGCCTCGAGAGTCTACAGGCAATTCCCAAGTGTCGTTTTTCTTCACCCACGAGCGAAGGGAAATTCTGAATTTCTGCACGCTCATGGAAGAAATCTTGTTGTAATTCTGGTAGTAAAAACCTTGGAAAATCAAGTACAGGTAGCCGATTGGATAAAAATCCCAATGAGGATTTGGACAAGTCCAAGATTGCCAGCCCTCGACAACTTCTGAGCGCACATCCTCGTCGGTCAATTCGTTGAGGAAAGCATCCACTGGGTTTGTCTCTGCACGGAAGTCTTTCTTCAACTGTTTTTGGAAATCGTAAACTGGAAGTTCTCTGTAAGATAAGTCCAGTAACATCTTAAAAATGTATTCCAATGTTTCTTTTTGTTTAAAGAAAACCTCTTTGATGTCTTTGTTTTTCTTAATCCCTGTACCTGAACTGTCAGCTGAAAAATGCGTGTTGCAGTCGATGAGATAGAGTCGCTTATCGATTGCGTCGCTGACTTCACGGAATCGTGGGTAACCATTTGTGCTCGCCCAAATTTTTCCTTGCCAGCGAGTTGTGACATCATCTTTGTATTTAACATGAATTGTCATGCTCTCGTTACAGGTCAACATTTTGAAATTACCTGAATGTTCGATATACTCTGAATCATCTGCGTCAGTAGACACGATTGCTTTCACATCCAACAAAGTCGCGAGATTGAAACCGCTGTCCAGCTCAGAAATTTTCGTCGAAGCGTAGTTTCCGTCTCCCATCAAACTTTGAACTAATTCTCCGAGGCAGCTCTTTCCATTATTTCCTTGAAAGTTCGGGTCAACAAGCAACATCGCTGCTTCCACGCGCCAGTTCGGTCTGAGCATCGCGTGCATCGCTGATTTAACAGCTTCGACCCTGTCTTCATCTCCTGCGATGTCCATCAAAATGTCCTCTGGAACAACGTCTCTATCATTGTTTTCGTCGAAGAAGTGAGGTTGCTGTGCGTTTTCGTTGTAGTCTGTGTACCACTTGCTTGTAAAGACGTATCCCCTCTCACGAGCCTCTTCCCATGTGATAAAGTGCTCCTGTGGGTCTTCTTCATACACATTTACAACTCCGTTTCCGACCGCTACGAGAGATTCATCTTCTGTCTCGGTTTTTGCATCGCTGGCATTTTCACTCTTGAGGTAAGAAAGCACTTCGTAAACCTGTTTTGGTTTGATGTCATCCTGAATTTTCCTACAGACATTTCCGAAATATGTTTCCTCGTCACTTTTTGTAATCAGCATCTTGTACAGCCCATAATCTTTGTCTTCGTTATTGTCGATGTACACGGCTGGAACAACTGTTCTTCCTCTTCTGATTTTATGAATCAAGTCAAGCTCTTTGAGAAGTCTGTAGATTTGATAGGACACTAAAGATTCGTTAAGCATCTTAATCTTTCGTCCTTTTTCTCGTACCGCATTGATGAGCTGAATTTCCTTATCCGTTTGGTCGATGAGCTCGAGTCTCACTGTATCAATGTCCATCGTTCTAATATCAACGCTGGACAGATAACTGTCCAGCACATTCTTAATAATCGCGCTTTTATCGTACATAAATTTTTTTCCTCCTTAATCTTAATCTTCTAAAATAATTACTTCTTCAAAATTTGTTCTTACCGAATCCATCAGTCTTTCTTTCCAGTCCTCAACGAAGTATCTGAAGTCTGATGTGTCGTCCAGCTCGATAATCTCTCCATCTTTACCATGTGTAAAAAATTCTGATTCGATGTCGGTTCCTTCTCCCTCTTCACCACGGCAACAGATGTCGAGTGCTGGTGCCCAGTCGAGACCATCTTTGAAAACAACCTCGTCCAGATAAGACATCGAGTCATGAGGTAATACGTACTGGAATCTCTCAGAATCGAGTCTTTCTACGATGATACCAGTCTCTACATGAAGTCCAGTCTTTACATCGTATGTCTGAGAGTGTGTGATATCGTCCAAGTCATCTGAGTATAAAACCTCAACGAAGACTCTTTCACCACAGGTTGGATTGTCGTTACTGAAAACGTGTCTTTTTTCGTCCGTCTCTTCTGTCAAGAACTCCTTGATTTTCAGGAACATCTCTTCGCTTGCGAAATCTCCAAGTTCATTTTCGATTGCGACCGTTTCACATCTTGTGTATCCTTTCATATTTTCTGATTCTTTTGTAAATAAAAATTTCATATCGTTTTTCTCCTTATCTATTTTTAAAATTTGTTAATTAGTTACTTATTCAGTTGTCAAGGTACATTCCGTTTGAACAACAAAAAAAGCGGTGATACAGAATCAATCATTATGATTAACTCCGTTCACCGCTGTACGCTTACTTTTCGTTCGATAAGTGCTTCTGTCCGTTGGTATGCACAAACCCTGTCCTCATGCCTGTTGTCGCTTGGCTACGAGCTGATGAGGGAACTCGTTAGACTAAAAAATAGTCGACATAAATTTCATGAACAAATTTTCTGTATTTACTTTTTTGTAAGTTTTCTGAGAGATGCTTGCCTCTCTCTTAACTTGGTTATATCATACCATATCTATATAGATATGTCAACAGTTCTTTGAATAAAAATTTAAAATATTTATTTTAAATCTTTGCATATTTATTTTAAAATAATCGTTGACATATTTCAAGCATTATGGTATATTATATATATATAATAATAATGACTATCTTTATATATAGGCACAAACTATGTCCAAAAACACAGATTTTATATACACTCAAAAAGGAGGAAAAATGATGACACAGAAAAGTATTTTATATAGACAGGTTAATATGCTTTGCGCGGAACGAGGAATTTCTTTGGCACAACTAGCAAAAGAACTCGGAACTACACCTCAAAATCTTTATATCAGACTTGATAGAGAGAAAATGACCTATGCTGAAATGTCGAAAATTGCAGAAAAATTGGGATGTACTTTTTCATATAACTTCCAGCCACTCAACCAATAGAATAAATTTGTACGGGTGTCGTCTTTGACTATTTATATAATAAGAAAGGACGGTACTTTTTAATATGAAAATACAGACTGTAGATTTAGAAGACGTTGTAAACCTTGATTTGGAGGAGGATTTTGAAACGGAATTCGTAAACGACTTCTGCTTCGTCGACACCATCGTCGACCTTCAAAAACTCCCTGCGCTCCCGCACACGAAAATCAAAAAAGCAAGCGACGCGGTCTTTTTCGTAGAGACTCTTTTGCGAAAACTCACCCATGAGTGTACCTTCGCGATTTTCTTAGACGCGAGATTGACACCTTTATCATACGCCTGCGTCGGCGTGGGAACATCAACGATTTGCCCTGTAAGCATGAGCAAAATCGCTCAACTTGCGCTTCTGACAAATTGCACGGGAGTGATTCTCGTACACAATCACCCAGACGTGACGAAACCCGCGCTAAGCGATATGGACTATCGGTGCGCTTGCGCGGTGGCTTCGACGCTACGCACATTTGACGGAATGTGCTTGTACGATTTTGTTATCGTATCGCATGATGCAAGTGGTCACTATAGTATGCTCGAGGATTTTTCACTTGCAAATAATCCGACGCGCAGAAAACCGAATATGAGTTAAAAAAAGAGTGTGTCCTGTGACACACTTTTACTTTTTATATGATTGATACACACCATTTGTGATATAATCTGTGATATTTATAAACCAGTCGCTTCTAAATGCATATTCCGCGAAATCTGCGCATCCGTTCCGGAGGAACGGAGCGCCATTCCGC